CCCGAGCAGCGTACCGCCGGGAGCGGCCTGATAGTTCGGGAACCACACCGGCTGACCGAGATCGGACTTGAGGTCCATCACGGTCGGCATGATGTCGCTGTTGGCGATCCACACCGCGCGCTGCGGGTTGATCATGCGGGCGTACATCTTGCCGACGTTCTGGCGAACGATCGTATCGGCCGTCTGGCTGCCTTCCTTCGCCACCGTCACCAGGGCGTCGGACACCATGTAGCCGAGCGGCTTCGCCACGCCATCGGCCCAGATGAACGCATCGAGGGTCTTCCAGCGGATTGCCGCGGCGGCCTGCGTGGTCAGCAGGTCATTGACGCGGGGAGCGTCCTCGAGCAGTTCCTCGGTGGCCAGCACGAAGGCATACAGCTCGTTGAGCTTGACTTCGCGCGGGGTGAGCGACAGACGGCTGGGCGTCATCTGCTCGGCTTCGACGCGCCACCGGGCCTGAATGCCCGATGCACCCCACGGGGTCGCCTCGGTGCCGATCAGCTGCACCGCGTTGCGAGCCGTGGGCGACGGGGCGAAGAGCTGCATCAGCCCTTCCTCGTCGTCGTCGTAGACCAGGCTCACGATCTGGTCGCGGAACTCGGGCGGAACCAGATAAGAGCCGGCCGCATCGCCACCTTCCATGATGACGTTCGTCGGCGCCGCGAGACGTTCGTCGACCCGATGCGCCTGACCGGCCTGCGGGTTGGCAAGGCGAACAGCCTGAGCGAACTCAGCGAGGTTGCGGAAGCCACCGTTGTCCACCGCATCGCGAGGCTGGGCGGGAGAACTCGGGTTGGCCGGATTGGCAGGTGCGGGCGCGGCGATCTGCGGCAGAGCCGACAGTCGGTTCTGCAGCGCCTCGGCGCGTTCGATCTGCGGCTTCAGTTCAGCGAGCCGGTTTTCATCCTTGGTGATCGACGCCTCTTCCTCAGCAGTGAGGTCGCGGTTTTCGTCGATCGCCTTCTGATAGGCGGCGGAGAGACGCTTGGTGATCTCGCGCGCCTCATTCTGCAGGAGGGCCAGGTTCATCATCGATCCTTTCAATGGCCGTGAGGGGCGCGAGCGCCCATGAGGAAACGGGCCGCCGATTGGCAGCCCAGGTCATCGCCGGTGTGGCGAATTCAGAGGGAGTAGAGAGCTTCGAGCGCCGCCGCGTTGCGGCGCATGAGGGAAAGCCGGGAGCGGCTGGAACCCACTTTCGCCACCGCCTCACGCAGGGTCATCACCCCGTCGATCATGCCGGCAGCATGCGCGACCGGAGCGTCCACCGAAGCGCCGCGGCCGTGTTTGGCCTCGACGCCGGACTTCGGTTCGCCGCGCCCCCGCGCGATGGCGGAAAGGAACTGGTCATAGGTGAGGTTCACCGACGACTGGATATCGGCGCGCGCCTGCTCGCCCAGCGGCTCGAAGGGGTTGCCATCAAGCTTCTTGGGGCCGGCCGACACAAGCGTGACCTTCACGCCCATGTCGTCCAGCAACTTGGATTCGTCGACGTGCATCGAATAGACGCCGACGCTACCGACCATCGAGGACGGCGTGGCGTAGAACTCGGTCGCCTGACTGGCTACCCAGTACGCAGCCGATGCGGCGAGGTGGTTCGCCACCGCGACCACGGGCTTCGCCTTGCGCGCTTCGAACACGGCGAGAGCAGCTTCCTCGGTGCCGAAGGTCGATCCGCCGGGGCTGAAGATATCGAGCACGATTGCACCAACCTTGGGATCGGCACCGGCCGTCCGCACCAGGTCGGCAAACGCATCCGTACCCATGCCGAGCCACGAACCGCGGGGGGTCATCACGCCGCGAAGCGGGATGATGATCGTCGCGCCTTCCCGGATCGGGTCGGGCGTGGACGCCGCGGCCACCATGGGGCCAGCGGTGCGGAACGCCTGATAGGCGGTACGCAGGTATTCTTCGGCCAACGCCCATGGGCCATTCAGCAGGTCACGCATCGGCGGCTTCCTTCTCGGGTTCGGTCACATTCGCATCGCTGCGGTCCTGCGGCGCGGTCATCCCGCCTTCCTGCTGGTCGGCGGCGCGGTTGCTGTTCAGCGGCTCACGCGGATCGTCGGCCCAATCCTCCTCGATCCGAGGCAGGTTGAACCACTTAGTCCGCAGTTCATTGACGGAGTGCGTCGACGAAGTTCGCGCCAGGACCGCGTTGCGGTGCTGTGTCGCGCTATCGCCGCGGAGCAGTGCATCAAGGTTGAACTTCGGCTGCCACTTGCCGCGCTCTTCCTCGGTCATCAGGTCGCGCGCAATCGCCTGTTCGATGCGCTTCAACCAGGGGCGGAGCGTGTACTTCACGAAGTCGCCGGCCAGCTGCTCCGAACTCTTGTTCGGCGCTTCCTCGCCCAGCATGAAGAGAGGGATGCGCCATTGCCGGGCGATTTCCCTGATCTGGTTGCGCCGCAGCTCCATCAGCTGGCTGTCGGCATTGTTCAGCGAGATCGGAAGCGGCTTCAGCCCCTCCTCGAGGACCGGCACCTTGCCGGCATTGAGCGCGCCTGCGAAATTGCCCTGAAACTCGCTCTTCAGCCGAGCGATAGCCTTGTCGCTGATGCCCTTGTCGGCACCAAGCGCGAACGAAGGTCGAGCACCGTTCTTGAAGAAGCTCTTGCCGTACTCCTCCAGCGTATTCGCCATTTCGATGGCGGTGCGCGCAACCTTCCACGGCACCACTGCATAGACGCCATCGGCGGAAATGCCGGACACCCTTAGCAGCTCGCCAGCGCGGAAGCTCCGGGTCCGGTTGTCCTCATAGGTGTAGTCAAGACCGAAAAGGCGTTCCTGGTGCTTCTCTGAAATGCCAGCAGGCCGGAGCGGCCACAGTTCCATGTCGCCGGCCATGACGACCGGCTCGGCGTAGGACGCGCCGCGCAACACGGCATTGAAGGCCACGGTCGACCAGAACTCGGCACCCGTCATCAGCGGGTTGGGCGCTACACTCAGCCGATTGGCGCGAGGGAACGGGTCGCTTTCCGCCTTGCCGTTCACGTCTACGGCGGGAAATTCCAGCGGCAAGCTGCCGATGATGTCGGCAATCAGGCTGACGCACGGGAACACCGCCGAAGCCGACATGGCCGTTTCGGGGTTGACGATGAATCGACCGACGACGGTAGGCCCGCCAAAGTAGCGATCGTCAGTGAAGTCCCGCACAGCATCGCCGCGCTTGAACCACGACAGTGGATTGAGGAGGTTCATACGTACATCACCCCCCTTTCTTCATAGACCGAGGCGGAGGCTTCCGGGTTCCGGCTCATCAGCATCGTGGCGTTGAACGCCGCAATGAGCGGGTCGATCTTGGCCTTGCCGGCAATCTGCTTGGTGATCAGCACAGCGTTGCCCTTCTGCTCGACCTTCGCGTTGCCGACCACCCACGGCATCAGCTTGCCGCCACAGTGCCAGAGCGTGCCGTCTTTCAGCTTGCGCTCCATGCCCCACACAGCACCCGTCAGACGGAAGCCCTGCCCGATCCCGACCACCTGCTCGCCTTCGACCCCACGGCTGGCGAGCTCGTCGACAATCGCCGCTACTCCCATCGGATCGAGCCCCACTGCATTCTTCTCAGGGAGAAGCCCGGCTTCCTTGACCATCTCCACCAGGTCAGCGACTTCCCGCACGTCCTGCGTCGGGTCTTCGCACAGCGTCAGTTCCCCCGAGTCAATGAAACCGCGAAGCGTTGGCGCGATGTCCTTGCGCCGCTCCAGCACGTCCGGGTGGGCCCATGCATGGTGCCATTGCAGCCAGTCGCGCGTGATCTTGTCCCGGCCGGTGACGCAGGCGCCCTCAAGGTCGTCCAGCCCACCGCCGTCGATTCCGAGGGTTGCCACCTCGCATCGCTCCAGCATCCTGTGCAGCGCGGACCAGTGATCGAGTGCAGCCAGCTCCGGGTCGGCCGCTCCCTCCCAGTACCGCGCCCCGGCCCAGGCATTGTTCCGCAGCGCCACGCCGATCTCGACGTTCAGGTGCTTGGCGAGGAACGTGATCTTGGCCCCGTCCTCACCCTGAACCTTGCGCAGCTCGTCCTCCAGCCATTCCCGGCTGACCGACCGGCCAAGGTTGGGGTTGGTGATGTAGAAGTTCTCAGGGTCGAGATAGCTTTCGTCCTGCAGCATTTTCGGCGGGAACTCGTACAGCACCCCAAGGCTCTTGCGATCATCGATCACGCCGTCCCGCACGTTGCGGAAGTAGTCGAGCTTGGCCTTGAACACGCCGGCCGGCGCTTCGTCGCTCTGCGTGGACAGGTAGATCACGAACCCTTCCGGCCTCGATACCAGGCCGCCA